TAGCTTCTTACCCTGTTTTGCAACAAGCTGATTAAGAACACCAAATGCAAATGAGCTGACAAGTTCGTGTTGCTGTAAAGCAGTAATGCCATCAACACGGAACCTTGCGTATTCATCAATGGCCTCTTGGATTATAGGATCACTAATGTCACCTTTCTCTGGTTCAGCAGCAACTGCACCAGTTACAAACGAAGTACCTAATTCATCATCACCGTACTTCTTAGGCTCGGGCTTAGGTTTAGTCTGTATAGGAGCATCCTCAACAGTAGTACCCTCAAGCTTAGCACGAATCTTTTCAATAACAGCGTTAGGAGTATCCGATCCTAATATTGGAATATCTAAACCTTTTGCAACAGATCGTAGTGCATTAGTAATAAAGGCAGGAACACCACCTTCATCTATACTATCAAGTATTTCACGCGCCTTAGATTCAACTGTAGTAGGACTACCCTTCTTCTTAGGTTCAGTCTTAACTTCAACATCCTCGACCGGTCCCGGCACTTCCGTAGGAACAGTAACAGTTATATTAGGTTGTTGGAATACAGTATAGTTACCATCACCCAGATCAAACTGTACGACATTAGTAGTATGTACACCTTTAAGAAATGTATCATAAGCCGTCTCAACAATTTTTGCATCTCCCGTTTCTGTAATAAGAGGATACTTAATCTTACCTGTCTCAAAAGGAGTTTGACCTTGTTGAGCTGGATCAAGACTAGCGTGGAAATAACTAAGGGCAACAACATCAGCAACACCTTGATAGAACTCTTCGGAATCAATCAGTACACTATCTTCACCAAGACCAGATCGAAACACCATGTTCTGATCTTCATCAAGCATTGCTGTCATGTATAGCTTATTCCCACCTATCGCAATGTCAATACCGTTAGGTGTAATATGTATAAAGGAATCGTTTTCGTTCTCAACCGTCTCCATCTTGTCGCGGAGGTACTCACCCTTTTCAAGGTGTGCAGTATCCATAAAGAGACGTACATAATTCTCAAGACCTTTGGCAGTAGATAAGTTAAAGCCAGCTTTTTCAGCAGCTTTAAAAGCTTCTGTAGTAAGGTTTTGTGTAAGATGTAAACGAATAGCTTCTACAATAGAAGTAACGATTTCAGGTCGTGTGTCTAGTCTTGTAGACATAAGAGGTATAGCAAAGTAGCTATCCTTTGTCTTAGGTACGAACGCATACAAGTGACCACTATTAAGATCGTGTCCAACATACTCACCCGCAGGTGACTTACCGTTAAAGTATTGAATACCTTTAGAAGTTTTAACACCAATAGAAACATTGGGATCTTTGAAAGCCTCTGCAACACTCATGGGCTTCTTACCAGCAGTAAAGGCTAAGTGACCTTGACTCTTATGCTCGATCTTCGATTGGTAAACTCCCTGCTTCACAATAGCTTCACGTGCTATCCGTAGCATCTCTAAATCATCCTCAACATTCTCACCAACAACGCGATTAGGTATGCTATCAGTATCTGCTAGATAACCAATAATCTTACCATTCTCATTCTTGATGGCAATAGGAATGTGATCATACTTCTGGTTACCTTCCTTATCAGCACCTTTCTCAACAAGTGATGCGTAAGTATTAGTACCATCATCATAATCACGATCAACTTCCAATGTAACCTTAGTACCCTCGGTATAGAACCCGATAGCCAGCATCAACGGATCACGAAGTTCTTGACTCAGCTCATTACCCTCATCAGTAATCTGATCACCGTTCCTTTGGAAAGGTCTAGAAACATAAGATATTTTATTGTGACCCCACAACAGTAACTTGTTATCGAGATGAACTGTTTGTCCATTCTCATCAGTTATAGTCTCACTAGCTTCCTTGTCAAGATCTTTAGCAATACGGTTAATCTCAAGCGGCTTCTCCGTATTAGTCGTATTAGTAGTTGATACATTAGCAGGGTTCTTAGGATTCGTAGCTCCAGTTCCTGGCTTTGCACTACCACCATCCTGACCGTCCCCGCTTTCAGCAGCCTCCTCAGGCGTAAACTTATCAGCAATTTGTTCCCATATCTTCTCTTCCTCACCACGCTTAATCGTGCCTTCTATAGGAAGCATGGCAGCGTTCAGACCCTGCATCATGATCACTCGATCGACGGTGTCCTTCTTGTAGAAGATCTTAACCATCGCCTTCTTACCATTATCACCAATACCGTCAACAGTAACTTGCGACGGATTCTCATTAGGCTTATATACTTTAGGTGGTTTCTTAGGATCAGTAACTACACCGGTACCTGTCTCTTCCGTCTTCTTGGCACCATCTTCTTTCTTACCATCAGTACTCTTACCAGCAACTGTGGGATCAGTGTTCTCCTCACCAGATTCTTTCTCAGTCTGCTTCTTAGCAATCTTCTTACCAGCACGTTTCTCTCGCTTAGCCTTAGCTGCATCCTTCTTACGTTGAGCTTTGTCAGCCTCAGCTTTCTCTTTCATCAGCTTCTTAGCCAACTCAAAGTCTTTCTTAGCTTGCTCTAAGCTAGTAGCATTAGCAAGCTGACTTGTGACGGAATCCTTGAAACTTCTAATAATAGCTCGTTCCTTGAGATCACGACTAAGTTCATGATCACCATCAAACTCATTAGACTCAATCGTTGCTTGCTTACGATCAATAGCAGCCAGGTTATCTTGATGCACCTTAATCTTACCTTCCAACTGATCACGTTGCGCCTTCATCTTATTGATCTGACGCGTAATCGTATTAGTAGGAGTCTTTTTATGAGGAGGCTCAAGACCCTTATCCTCAAGCATCTTGATCGTACTATTACGTTTCTGAATCTCTTGCTTCATAGCCTCATGCTCTTCAATAAGAGTATTCAGCTCATCACGCTCTTTAGTTGCAACATGAATATCAATATCGTCTGCATTGATAGCATCCCCACGTTCCCGTGCGAGATCGGAGAGTAACTTCTCCTTGCGGGCACTAATTTTATTGTCAACTTCTTCAAGATGTTTATTAGCAAGTTCTTGATGACGTGACAATCTAAAGATCTCTTTAAGTCGAGGTTGGAATACAGGATTAGAGTACTTAGCACGTAGTCCTAAGAACTGGTTCTCCATCGTGATCATCCGCTTCTGAAACTGATTAAGTTCAGCCAGTTCCTCTTCGAGCATAGCAGTGTTCTCATTCGCATCCTTAGCAGCCTTAATTTCAGCCTGCTTATCAGATACCGCACCTTCGAGCGTACGTTCCAACTTATCCGTAGTACCACGTTCAAAGTTCTCGTATGCTAAATCAATAAAGCTATCTTCCCGTATATATTCAGCAGCAGCACTCTCACCTTGATTCGTAGCTTGACGTAATGCAATACCACGATTGATTTGCTCCTGCAACTTGTTCTCGACATAAGCATTGTTACGCTTAATTTGCTCCTGTTGCTTGGTGTAGTCCTCATTGATACGGTCTTTGTTCATGAGGTCACCAGGACCTTGTATAATACCATATTGTATTGGGCCACCAAGGAATCCCATAACACCTTCAAGAAGAGCTTGTTCACTAGTAGCAAACGACCACAAACGTTCCTGCATCGTTGTCGGAATACCATAGTCAAAGACTACACCAGCACGATCCTTAGCTTGAAACTTCGCCTCCTTCTGAATGACGTTCTGACCAATTTCTTCTACAGATTCACCAACTGCTTGTACAAGTGGGTTATCGACAGATAGCTTCTTAAAGGAATCTCTAAATGCTTTAGCTCCAAGTTGACGTGCTTCACGGCGAGTAGATCCAAAACCTCTCATTATATTACCGAGTGCTAACGCATCAGTAAAGATGAAAGCCCGGTTCCACGCCAGCATATCATCAGCAGCTTCTCCTGCAATAGTTCTCATTTGCTCCTCAGACATCTCGGGGTTTGATGCCTTCAGTTCGGCCAACGTCTCTTCATACGTCTCCATTGCCATCATCTTACCTTCCCCGTAGTTAGTAATCATGGCAGAGGTAAATTGTTGACCTCTCGCACCAAGACCCTCTAGGTAAGGTGATATACCCTCAAGATACTTTCCTAGACGAGCTTGACGAACAGCCTGTGCTGCACCACGAGTTCTTGCCAAACCCGCAAGACCTTTACCTGCCCACTTTCCTAATGCTTTTACACCAGTACCAACTCCAAGACCGGTAACACCAAAGCCGACTGCTGAATCTAACAGTGATGCAAAAGCACCCCAGTAAAAGCCGGAGTCTCCCATATCAATAATAGAACCAGGATCACGTCGATAGATCGGAGCAATATCTTCTCGTAATGCTTCTTTACCTTGTTTAGCAAGATCAGCGATCCAGTTACTACCTGCATCTTCCTCACCCTGTAGCAAACCTAGATGACTTTCAACATCAAGAATATAAGATGCATCCTCAATAGCTGTTAGAAGACCACCACCAATACCTTGTACAAATGAGTTAGCAGCTTGATGTGTCCACGGTTGATGTTCAGCACGCCACGTAGTTTGGTTAGCACCATAAGGCATATTCTTATCATACTTACCAAGCTTTTGATAAGGTGAAGCAAGGTCAAGCATACCATTGTCCATGCCACCTTGTTGCGCATTCTGCTTTAACCACTCTAAGTCTTCATCAGTAGCATCTGGGACAGCTCCTATTGGTATAGGCTCTTTAATAGGATCATCCTTTAAAGGCTCTACTCCAAGAGCTTTAGCTAACTCTTCATCGGTCATAAAACCGTCCTGTCGATTCTGTTCGTTTATATCAGCCATTATTGGTAGATTCCATTAGATGCCGCAAAATATCGAGCAACTTGTTTAATAGATAGTCTTGCTGGTTTCCCATTGATCGTTGTTCTAAAGAAAGTTCCTTTACCTATATATTGATCATTATCATCAAATGCATAGTCAGCTTCCCACGTTCCAGTTAGATCACCTAGGGTACCGAGATTAATAGTAGTGGGTTCCGACACGCGTGTCTCTCCTAGCATCACTTGCCTAGCACCCTCAAAGCCCGCTGCATTAATCTGACGTTCAATTTCATCAGATTGCATCCAATACGTCTCACCTTGGATTGTCCACTCCATCGCCTCCTTATCTACAAGTGGAATATTAAGACCAGCAAGTTGTACTTGGGACTTAAACTTGCGCATCTCATCACCATCGTTTAAATCGACACCAGCTTTCTTAGCAAGCTCATGAATAGTATGTTGTTTTCCATCCTTATCAAAGAGCAATGTGCCTGTAAGTGCACCAAACTCTGCGGAGGCATCATCACCACGATATACACGTTCAATAGTTTTATGAGTGTCTTCACCAGCAGGAAATCCTATAGGTGTCATAGTTTCATGCTCATCAATAAAGCTATTGTAACGATTCTGAATCTTTTCATCAAGTTCCGCTATTAAGGGTGCGCTAGGATCAATCATTCCTTCACCTTTGGGCTTCATCAACTCTTTAAATACGTCCTCATGTCCAGCTTCTTTATACACATCCTCCATTATTCCGAGCATTCCTCTATGCGTAGTATTGAAAGCTTCCTTATCAAAGGTTCCATCACTCTTACGATAAATATCAACATACTCTGTTATATTAGTAACAGGTTGTTCTGAAAGCCGTCTTGCGACAAGATATTCATTCCGTATTGCTGGATCAAGACCTTGTAAGAACGCATCTGTGAGACCATTACGTTCCATCTCGCCAAAGCTAAAGGTATCAAGAGTAGGATCACTTTGTACAATAGCCATTCGTGCTTTACGAAGTCGTGAATTAATGTGGCTTGTTATAGCTTCCTTATTAACCTTCTTAAAGTCTTTAGCAACTGGGTTATTAACAACATGCCGTTTAGTTAGAGCTTGTGACCAGATGTTATTCTTAGCACCTTCACCTGAAGGATTAAGTGCTCCAGGTATCTGAAAGTTACTCTCAACTCTACTATGCTTTTGATTTGAACCCGCTTGATACAAGTAGTTATACAAGTAGTCGCGTACACCTTTCTTTAGCGTACCATCAGCATTACGGATCTCACCCAAACCATTCTCCATTGCAACACGTCGAGCTAACTGATTACCACCTTGTGTTGAATCGGCAAATTCGTCAAGGACTTCATCCACACGATCTCTAATCCGTTGGTCAGTAATACCACTATACTTGCTGGTCTTTAACATATTGACAGTACCAGCAGCAGTACTTAAACCCATCACCTGCGGGTCACCTGTACTCATATTAGCAATGAGCTTATCCATATGACGTTTAGCATCCGATAGATGATCAAGAGCTAACTCCTTACCATGCTTATACGAATGCCAGTTACCTTCATCATCTTGCCATGTACCCGTAGGCGCATTCGGAGTAAAGTCCCAAATAGTCTGACCCTTTGCCCTCGACTCTCTCATAAACTGCTTCTCGAACTTCTTTTCATCAGCAGTATCTTTCATAGCTTGTATTCTAGGATCAGCTACATACTTACGAATAAGTTGTTTGGCACTCCGTTGGAATTGCTTACTCTCAAATGCACCATCATAATCTTCTAACATCAAACCAATATCCTCATCAAATTCACCAGCAAGTGCATTACGAATATCTTGATCGTTAGCATCTACTTCCATAGTGCCTAGTATCTCCTTTGCCTGCTCCGTAATGAGTTCACCCTCTTCATACTTCTTGACGAGGGTGTCCTGCATTCCCGAGAAAGCACCAGTAGTATCAATAGGAGTTGGTAGGTTAAACGGTTGGAAGTTAAATCCAAGTTGCGCCTTTTGTGCCATCGTTATTAAGTATTAAGATCTAAATCAGGGTTACTAATTCTTTCCATAAACTGATCAACAGTAAGACCAAGAGACTTAGCCGCTCTTTCGATAACGCCTGTATCAGCTTGACCCAAGAACTTCAAGAAGTTGGCCTTATTCACACCACGTTCCATTCTACCAGCTTGTACTTGATTCAGTACGTTCTGGATAGCAGACTGACGAGCAGCTTGGGTAAGTCCACGGCGTTGGTTACGACGTTGCATGTTCTGCGCCATTGTACTATTAACAGTAGCACGGTTAAACATATCTTGACGTCTCTCCTGTTGATCTTGTGCGAGATTAAACTGATTCTCAGCTTGCGCTTCTTTCAGTGCAATATCAGTATCAGCTCCAAGAACCTTAGCCATCATCGCATTGAGATCAGCACCTGTTACATCTGGACGTTTACTAAAGGTATTGAATTGACCTTCAGCGCGGTTCATCATCTCGTTACGTACAGATCGAAATGGTGTACTACGTGACGTTGAAAGAGTAGGAGTTATATCACTCTCCAATCTCTTAGCATCCTGTATGTTCTGAAAGCCACCAACAAGGGCAGAGATATTGGCAAGTGTACTACCAAACTCTGGAGAAGTAACTTTATTTCCTATGTTGCGTATGAAGTCACCTGCATCAGTACGCCACTTTCCACCACCTTCTGGTATATCCATCATTGGAAGAGTCGTGGGTAAACCGGGATCAGTTACACCAGGAAGTTGAGGAGGTATAGACTGTAGAGGAAGACCTAGACCATCTTGGGCCTTCATCTTACCACCATATCCTAGATAAGCCGCAATATTAACAGGTCTCTTATGAAATGATCCGCCCATCCCCATTGTCTTAGAAAGAGTAGCAGGAACATTAGGACTATTAATAGCAGGTTGTGGAGCCTTAGGCTCGATAGTTGTAGGTTTATATCTTGCGTTCTCTACCATACGTTTAAGTACATCAACAGTATCTTTAAGTTCTTTGTTCTCCATCATCGCATCCATACCTCTATTAAAGACATTTTCCAAAGCAGTTAAAGGACTTCTCTTCGGATCAGTTCCGAGATCAATTCCATCTTCAGCAAAGTTCTTAGCAAAGTTTGCCATCTGTACCTCATTCTTTGAGTACTGCTCTTTGTTGGCCATAACTTTATTAGCGGCTTCTTTAACAGACATACCACGACGTTTTGCCCAACGGGTAAATTTACCACGATTCTCTGGCTTGATCTTAATGCTACCGCCAGCTTTCATCGTCTGTGTCTTACGAGGGGCAGACCCTACCACATCTGCTATCGGACCAGTAGGTCTTTGTGAACCCGCATAACCTGTGACAGCTTTATCACCAATCATTATTTCAACAGGTTTACCTGGAGTAAAGTCTGATTCTGGATCGACACTTATAGGAATACCATCAACGTCAAATGATCGTTGAGCATTTGATGCAAGGTCGATTAGAAGTTGTGCAACCTTTTTCTCTGATAGATTGGGAGCAGCTTCTTGTATATCCTTTGGACTGACAACAACTCCGCCATCAGCATAAATAGTTTTGGCAGTACCTTTAACTAAAGTACCGCCAATAGGCATTCTTTTACGTCTGTTACTGAGATAACGTCTACCGTTTTCACCTAGTTCGGTAACGCTACCACCAGTAGCCTTAGACCATCTTCTATTACGTGACATAGTTCTAGTATTAGAATCGTTCTTTACTTAATTTACTAAATTCTTGTGTAGCAAACAAATCTTGATATAATATTTCTACTCGATCAAGCATTGCTAACGAGGTGTTAATGGTTGGCACGTCTAACGTGTCCATCTTCTCCTCATAGTCTTTCTTATACGAGGCCAGTTTTTCAGCAATTTTGGCATAAGAATCCCTTTTAAAACTAAATCCAAACTCCTTAGCTCTATCAACAAAGTCATTTGGCACCTTCAACCGCTTTGAAAACACTGCATCATTCTTTATGACCTCACCACCTTCTACCTCAACCTCTGCTACTCCATCAAGATTGACATCAACGTCCACTCCACCATTTGCATGGCCAGGGCCGTTTACTCGCATAACATCGCTTGCAATACGACTAGGGTTGACTTCCATCCCTAGACCCTGTAAGGGTTGATTAGGATTCGTTGCAGCACTCAAATCCATACCAAATGCAGCTTCATTAAACTGATTGTTAAACGCTATAGCGTCATTCATGTCAGCGATGTACTGAGCAGAATCAGCAAAGCGTTGTTGACGTGCCCGTGCTTGCGCTGCCTCTTTTTCAGCCTTAGCATCGCCGAGCAACTTACTAGCAACACCGAAGACGGCACCGACACCCATACCAACAGGACCACCACCGATCCCGCCTACTGCACCTTGTGCAGCGGCACCTAAGATACCACCGACATCGCGTCTTGTTTTCATTCTAAAGCATCCCATTATCTTACTACTTGATTTAGTCCAACATCTATTTCATTGACTTCAAGATCGTCCTGATCTGTATTGTCATAAGTTAATTTAACAGCTAAATACATATCAACGAATCGTCTCTTAGCAGCGAGACCAACAGCACTCAAGCGGAGCTTGTTAAATCTCCAGGTGCGGAAACTTCGTCGTAGGTTGTACGGTGTGTACACACTAGTAAGTTGATCAAGATCTTGTTCACCCAGATCAATCTCGCTATTCCAAGCCTGTATCTTGCTAAAGGTCTTATCATTGTTATAGACACCATTCGTACTAATACTAGTGTTCCACCCCACGTTAAAGTAATGCTTCGTTAGATCAGCAGGTTCGGAGAACACCGCTGTCAACGTCGTATCTTTAACTTGACCATCATAACCAACAGCACGATTATCTATATTGTGTTGGAACAGTTGCCCGTTTTCAACAGCTAATAGATACTTACTAGTGTTAAAGAACTTAGTATCAATATAGTCGAACTGGCTCTCCCATGCACCTTGCTCACCTATCTTAGTAGCATAAGACCAAGTCTCGGAAGTGTTGCTCCCTTTGTTGAACGAAATCATTAGTCTGTCGTAACGATCATCGTAAGCAACTGACATACCCCCCGTATAATTCGGATCAGCGGTATTTTGTAGGTAAGGATTGTCACCAATTCCATCAATAAGATCTCTGAAGTAGTAACTCATACCTTGCTCACTTATCTGCTTCAACCCTTTCGATAGGATGAATATACGACCATTAGTTTCAAAGACATATCCAAGTCGAGTAGTCTTATTGAAGAACTTCTTATCACTACCTAGGTAACCCTCCTCAGCAAAGACAGGTTCTTTAGGTATAGGATCAAATATGTCACTAGTCCCAAGAACAACTTCATCAACATTAGTAGCAAGCTTCTCACTACCCTTCGTGAGGAATAGTCCCCGCTCGTGGTGTATCAGTATTTTATCAGTATCAAGTGTAGCAAGATTCGTTATCGTACCACGATCTCGATTCTGCTCATAGTAATCATCAGGTAGAAAGATCCGCCATGATGATAGTTCACTCTCTACGTTCTGCTTAGGAGAACGAATAACTCGATAAGGATACTCGTCAATATCACTACCTTGCATCTCAGCCGCCCGTGTAAGATTAGCTGCTATATGACCACGATTCATATCAATATATGTATCATAAGCCATCGCAGTTCGATAGCGATAGACAGCTTGACCACTTACATCATAATCTGGATACTGTGCAATTACAGCTTCGTCTGGTGGAAATAACGTATCAATAGCAGCCTCATACCATATGTCCTCATTAAAACGTCTTAACGCCATGTTGTATCTACTACGAACTGGGATCACCATTGATTTCCACGGGATGAAGTCTTGTAATGCTGTATTACTTTCAGGCCACTCACTAATTCGTGTCTCATAGAGATTAGTATAAGTATCACCACCATAAAGTTCCGCAACCTCATAGATCTTAGGTGCAGGATCAATAGATGTTTGAGTTAATCCCAAACTACTAATACCTGCATTCTCTAATCTAAAGACACGTCCAGTTGTTAAACGTATTTGTGCATCAAAAGGTTGGTAGTAGTTAGTCTTTTCATTCAATAGTAAAGCAGCGGCTCTCCAATCACTAAGAGTACTTTCGGCACCATTTCTTGTTGTAGTTCTAATATGACCCTCACCACCTTTATTCTCTTGCGCCGAGTTATTATATTGGATGTACTTTTGGTCAACTACTTCAAGATTCCAATCCTCAACAGGTATTGATGCAGGAGGCGATGTATATCCAGGAAGTATATCAGCCTCCAATAGTCGTTCATTATGCGGATCTTGACGTACCTCATAGACAAACGTAGATTTAAGATTAGTAATACTTAGACTGGGCTTATCTAATAGTAATCCAAAAGCATGAACTCTTTGCTCGGTACCGATAGTAGATGTATCAAAAGGCTCTTTAGGGAAGACATATCCTTCTTCAATTACACGACTGTTGGCTGTGGTTCTCTTAGCATACAGTATCTCAAACCCCTGTACCTTATCTAATATACCTTGTGGTACTTGAATATTACTAACCGTAATACCAGTAGGCTTAGTATAGATGGTTGCCTGATCTTCTGCTCCTGTATCAGTTTCAACTGACCAGAAACCACTAATAGCCCAGTTTCCATCTTGAGCAAAAAATGGACTTCCACTACCAGCAATTGATGTAGATACAGTAAGAAATATATAATCATCAGTATCTACATCAATTTTAACAACACCCGCTATAGTGGCAGTATAGGCGTTTCCTGCACCCCCAGCCTCAGCAAAATAATCCGTCTCTTCAATAGTAAAAGTACGAATTGGTTTATGCGTATCCTCATCACCTTTACTTGTAGCACGCCAAAGAACCACTCTATATTTAGGTGCACCCCCTTTAGTGGTAGCGGTTATATCAACATTAAGCTTTAGTACAAGTGGATCACCACTAGGAGCCTTCCAGAAGGCGTTGTTTTCAACCGTACCGTACGTTCCAGTAACACTACTAGTCGTAATTAGTGTGCCGAATGGTACTTTATTCCTAATAACATCAGTAGCTTGTAGAGTTTTATGAATACTATTATCAGCAGCTGGCGTAGGTTCACTGACCTCAAGAAGTGTAGATATGTGATCATCTAGTTCTTTAGTAGTAAACTTATGGAAGCGGATATACTTTGTATTCAATGACGGGAAGAGTTCTGTAGGATAGCCTAGATCAGCAGGATATCTTTCATCATTCTGGTGGTAGCTCATATTCGCACCTAAGTTCTCAGCAGGTATAAACCAATCACCAAGTGCAACACCATCCATTCCGTACCATCTTATAAAGAAGGCATATACTTCGTTGTCTTGAAAAGCAACACGATTATATATAACCAGAGGATCAGCGTAGCTACCTTGTTTAGTATCCAAAGGCAACTCGTCTCCATAAACCGCACCAATTTCAATGTCATTCGCATATTCTTGATAGTCTATTACAGCGTCAGTTGAGAGATCAGCAGCGTAGAGACGACCTCCCGCTGTAGTAAAGTCTCCAATACGATCATAACTAGGACGCTGTACTAGCAACTCGATTGGATCAATACTGTTCATACCATCTTCTACTATTGTAACCGCACGTGACAATATACTATCAGCGTCATATTCAGTTGGACAAGCAAGAGTATAGTTAGTTTCAAATGCAAAAGTACCTTCATCAATTTGCTGTAGAACAGCAATCTTAAAGTCGTCAAACTTTTCATCGAAGTCACGTATATTAACAGATAGTGAAGCATCATTATCTTCAACTACAATAATATTAGATAGTCCTACCCAATTAGTAAACCCTTCACCTGCATCATACTGGTACGAGATAGAGACCTGGTATGTACCAGCTTTCCACCCACCACCAGACCCAACTGCATTGAGTTCAAAGGTAGGTACTTTAATTTCCGGAAATAGTAATGTATCAGCAAGAGTGTCCTGGAGTATACCAGTAGATGCTCCAGTAGTCTGATTTATTTCAATAGTAATAAGACGAGGACGAGTTACAGCATCAGTAAAAACAACTTCGATATTCAGCTCCCGTGTGTACTTCGCCTTAGCCCTAATAGGGGATGAGGTTGTCCAGCCATAATCAAAAGTATTGATAACTTCCGTAGACCAATCCTTACGAACTCGTACGATACGATTCGGAAAAAGACCACTCCCTGTATAATCAACTAAGAAGAACAGTAACGTCTCGTCAGGCAATACCAGCTCACCTATCGGGATGTAGTCACCGAACGTAACTTTCGATTCAACTCCCCATGTATTAGTATAGACTCCGTTAGCATATGCAGCATTACGTGCATCACGAAGTCTACCATTCGGATGATACTGAATAGGAGGATCTTTTACAACACCTAATATTGTTTTCATATGAGATAAGCATTATAGAAACCAGGGTTCTGTTCTTGACCTTTAAAGAAATAATCAGACGCATAAGGATCAAACTTCCACGATGTCCACATCTTAGCAAACCTATCTTGCTTGTCAATGTTCAAGATCCTTGCTTCATTAGATGCTCTATGACGATAACTTTCCCAATACTCATGAGCCTTATCATAGTTGAACTCTGGATGTTTGTGACCTTGTAATATAAGACGACTTAGTACATAGAAGAATACTGCCTGCTTATATTTGAAAGTATCTACAATCTGAGGTATACCATCTTCATCCATTGGAAACAGCTTGCCGTAGATCCGGATATTACCACTAGGAAACGAAGTCGTAATACCATCTTCATCTAGTTGATAATAATGACCAAGAGCAACTGTATTAATATTGTTAACACCAAGACTTCCTGCAAGCTTGATGATCTTCTCTAACAATTCGTCCTGCAACGCTTGTAGTTCTAAGACATAGCTTGGTGTTGCAGTATCTTTCATATCTTCAAGTGCTTGCCATTGAGCATTGAGACGATTAAGTTCATCAAGTCGATATGGATCAGTATCCATCGTATCCTCAACAGTAGAACCAATAGCAGCAGCAGTTAGGTCTGCTCCTAACGGCAGGCGTCGATTCATATATTCAACATGACTAATTCGTTCAAATCCATATGGGAAAGGAGCTTTATGGTCAGTAACCGTAGCATCCTTATAACCTTTCTTAGTGTTGGCATGATAGCCAATACCAACGATGGCCTCGCCTATCATGTCGTAAGCATCACCAACCCAGTCGTTACTAATAGGTTTGATGTCTCTCATTATCATATCAATGATAACCTTACAGCTAATTTTCTTCATATCGAAGTCTCTTTAATGGATCACTACATGATTTAGATAGCAAGGCTTTCGGCTGTTTGGTTACCTGTAGCTTATAGCGATTACCGCCTTCTTCTACAAACATATTGTTACCAACATTCCAATGATAGAAAACCTCGTCAGTATGATAAACAAACCAAGGTTCACCACCATTATCGCCTTTGAGAGGGGTAATACCTTGATCTACTAATTGTTGTCGATAGCGTAGACTAGCTGGCATACTAAGAACAGGTTTATTGTAATCCCGCTGTTTAGCACTAATACGAAAGGTACCAATCGGTGTACGGACTTGATGTCCATCAACAACCTCCTCAATCAGCCTCTTTAACGTCATCGTTACAACTGACCGGAACTGTTCGTAAGGTACTTGCTTGCGGAGTGGGAATGTCTTATATGCCCTCTTTAGGTCTGGCTTCATCAATCTGAATTTCAGGTTCGTAGTCTTTACGGTTAGTTTCAAAGTAGAGCTTTTTCATTGCATGAAACAAGTCGTCTGGTATCTCTAGTACAGGAATACAAGGTACACCATTTGCATTCTTTATACGACCAACAGTAAGTAAATCAGCAAACACTGCTCTAACAGATACATACTTGATGTTATCAAAGAAGTATAAGTAACCGTTAGCATAGAAGTAATACTGACTTTTGGAAAACTTAGTGGTGCGGTAGGCTAGTCGCTCGGGTGTTATAAAAGAGTGGAGGCTTTGTCCATCTGTTCCGCTAACTGATATAAAACCAGGTGCGTCATCTTGATACATAATAGGTTTAGGAATCTGTTCAACAGTTCGATAAACTTTCTGAGTACTACCAGGCGATAAGCTGAGCGTATCCTCCACTAGAGCAAGTCGCTCAAGCGTATGTGCATGCATATGAGGTACTGTACGACGCTTCGTAATCTCACGTCTTAGTATCTCGCCTCTTGCTATCGAGAGATCACGTCGAATCCGCAACTTGTTCTTAGTTGAATCCGACTGGCCCTCATAAGCAGCAATGTTATCAACAGCTTCTTTGAATAGCATAATATATGTCAAGTTTTTTATACAATAAAAAAGGTACGAAAAAATCGTACCTTTTTCAAGTAAAAGTATAGCGAAAGTCAGAGAAAGACTCACTATCATTAGATGATATTAAATACCACCTAAACCATCAGCACCGTTCAGAAGCACTCCAAGTACGTCCTCAAACTCAGCTTGACCTCCGTTGTTATCCGTTGACGGGAAAGCAACTTTCAAATGCTGGAATAGTTTGTGGGCAGTCTTAGCGGTAGCACCCGTTCCGACCTGATGAGGTAATTGATAAACGAAATCGTACTGATCGTAAGTCTCCGTAGATACAGTCTTGAGGTCATCAAGAGGCATGTACCTGTGAATAAAGTCAGCAGTACCTTTCAGTCCGCGGGCCTCATTCTCATCGGCTTGTACGTCAGCAGCAATACCTGCACCCTTAGTTCCTGAAACCAGGTAAGAGACTTCGGCATCCTCATATACACTACCAGAGCCAGTAGCGAGTGAGAAGTTGCGTCCTCTTACTTGACTAACAATAGTCAGACCTAAATTGGTCGTCGGGGCAGTAGCACCAAGGTCTCTTGCATTAGCATTGGCAATCGTTGCACTTGCAAACGGCCATGCCCTATCAAGAACCAAAGTAGTAGTAGCAGTTCCAGTCTGTGCTTGGAAGAGCTGTCCATTCAAGGAAACATAGTCACCTACACCTACACCATGATTGGCGGAAGTAGTAAGAGAGGTTGAACCAAGAACAGCGGCAACCGTAGCAGAGTTAGCAAAAGCAGAGCCTCCACCATCAGCAATTGAAACACTAGCTGCAACCCAGCTGTATTTTGTGTCAGCCTCAATAAGAGCGGCCAGCTTCAACAGCATGGAAAGATCCGTTTCTGAATCATCAGCAGTGGTATTTACATTGAAGATATCTCTGTAAATTGCACCACCTTGATCTGAATTTTCAGTATCCAGAATCTTAATCTCAAGAGCGTCATACTTGCTAACAGCAACAGGCGTATTGAGATCACCAGCTGAAACCGTAGCGGGAGTGGAAGGATCAACTACATAGCCAATACCGAACACCTGATAAACAGGAGCAGTATAAGCAGCAGCTTTATACTTCACAAGACCGTTTGACGGCACAGGAATGGGTTGAGAAACTTGAGCACCAGATGAAGTTCCAACAGCAATCACAACATGATCACCATCAAAAGAACTATCAGGCACTTTACCAGCGGCATCCGCGCCACCGTCAATGATAAGGGCTTGCTTGTATGCGTTGTTCGTACTAGTAGGAGAAATCCCATAGATACCAACAGCACCTTCTCTCAGATCCACCGGAGTGAGAGCGGTGTTAGCACCAGCACTAGACTTGTTGTCAGCATACGCCAAGTCCTTCATAATCATTACTTTACGCATCGTGTATGATATTTAGATGTTAAACAAATAGATAAATAATTACAAGTATTAACCTTTGAGGTTAGCTATCTTCTCCTGTCGTTGTTCGACGAAGGTGGCTATCTCAACGGTAGCAATATCAATAATACGATATATTGCTTTATTAGTCAAGGGATAAGTATCATTTGGTGACCCCTGGATGTCCCAAACCGTCGGCTGTTTATAGTACAGCATCTTAGCTAAGAGTACATCGAAAGTACTATTCTTATATAACCGTAGTTGACTACCTTCAATAATACCATTAACAGATTCAACATGCGTTCCGTAATACGAATCGTCATTTAGCTCCCATATCTTCTCACTATCTATAATATCAACTCCGTTCCAAGTAGGATCAGGTTGACATCCACTAGAACCAGTTTGTGTTTGAGCACTAACTTGGATATAGTCTCGGTAATCCGAAGGTAGATTGAATAGGACTGAATCACTTTGTGTAGAAGCAGGATTAAGATCACCAGATGTAACTCTTAGGTAACGTAAATAATCTTGAGATGTCTCACGATCATCATGGTCACTATTAAGAATTGAATCAATAAAGTCGTTAGTAGCTTTCAAAAGAAAGAGGTCTATCTCCTCCGGTTCTAGATTACCGTAAAGGAGATAGCCTCTTGTTTGTAGCTTAGTCTCTAAGAGCAATACAGCTTCTTGCTGTGTCATTTCCTAGCGTTCTTTAGTCTCTGTTTCAAGACCGTCAGAGTTTGACTAAAGGAGGGTGATTTGAGTGAAGCAAGAGCTTCGTCATCGTCGGAACCTACTGGTTCACGTTCATTCATCACGACGTTTCCTTCACGTCTAAGTATGCCATGACTGATAAACGATTCGAGCAGAGCTTTCCACTCCAAATCAGGATCACTCACAACACCATTAAACTCTTCTGGTCGTTGTTCTTTAAATTCCTCAAGTGCGAGTTCCTTATCATCATCATCCAGATCACTAACCCGGAACACGCCTCTGAGTGTAGGAGGAACATAGCCTGTAGCACCATCCATTGGCACACTGGTTTTAACACCACGTCGTGCAACTTCAAGAACCCAATCTCGTCTTGTCTCAGCACCAGCTGCGGTAAGTTCGAGATATGCTCTGCCAGCTTCTTTGCGTGCGTTCTTACGCGCCACCTTGTCTGTCTTGAGCACTGCCTTATCCTCGATATACGCGATGTAGAATCCTATGTCCAAGTCTTGAACTTCCGCCCAAGAGTTAGCAACTCTAGGATGCTTCATTGCGTGACGATACATCATTATGTCTCTCATGTACTCCCGTTGGAATACAACGTCACCTTTCCAATTAATAGGCACCTTGATGACACGTCCTTCATCAAAGGGTATAGTGATTGAGAAATCATTATAAAAGGTGTCAACTTCGACCCCAAACTTGGGATCATTTGCACTAAGTCCGATTAACTCTATTGCAACTTCCGCTAACTCTTCATCAGTAAGAGATCTGTATGCGTGACGGGCACCTGGTTCAGCAAATGCACCAACACGTGTTCTCGTCTCCGACTGAACTTCTTTAGGAAGGGTAATAAAAGATCGGGTTGCCCTGATCGTTACTTCCTTATAACCTACTACTTTCGATTCGTCCTTCTCTTCGGTTATAGGAGCAACTGGGGGAGCCGCCTGCTGAGCTACAGGTTGTTCTTCTACTACAGTCTCTGCTACAGCTTCGGCTGTCTTAGTAGATGAAGCATTAGTACTCTTAGCAATCGGCTTCCCTTTAGTTGTTCCTGCCATCAGTATTATCCGTTAATTGTGTTGAAAACTTTCAAACAGTTCGTTGGCCGCTTGATCACGATGCCTTGCGTCTTCATCCTTTCAATGCTAGATGCATCAATGTCAGAAGCAGCAAACATGCTGTCATCAATACCAGGTATCCTTGCCATACCTTGAACGACCTTCTTGATCTCCTCACGTCCTTTTTCAGACACGTATTGAACATTAGGCTCACCTTCGTAGATGGACATATCGACAGCGTACATATTGTACGACTCTATCGGGTATCCTTCTATCGGGTGCTCACCGGAGATCTCAGCCATCGGGCCTCTATCGAACATCGGGTGGTAACGGAAGTTCACTTTATGACCTTCTCTAGTAACGTAACTTGAGAAGAAGGGGCCATTCAGCATGTACTTACCATCACCTTGCTTTTGCATGATCTTCTGCTCAACGAGGGTGAATGACTTGATCTTATCTTCCATAGCACGGGATACTTCATTCATACCACCAGTACCAGTGAAGATTTCGATTGTAACTTTCTGTGCGCCACTAGCATTGAAAACGAGATCATTAACAATGGTCTCAATCTTCTTGGTAGTCATCTTAACATAGGTATCTACGTTATCAATCTGCTGAAGCAGACCAGCACCAGAAGTAACAACCTCACCAGAGTCTTCGTCATCGTTATGGATCACACCATCAGCATCCTTGTTGTACTGTGAATGCCACAGGTCATGCTCCAACTTCTCCCTTAACTGGATGTCCGACAAGTACATCTCCCACTGTGACCAGAACTGGAAGGTTCGACCATCAGCTTTGATGTTGTAGACCATCACTTTGTTCCCCATGTTACCAACGATGTTGTAGGTATCCCTGACAACTGACAGTTGGTTTTGGAGAGCATACGGAGTGTAAGAACGATGTTCAACACCTCTGGAACGATTCTTACTTACCTTAGCAATACCTTGCGCCCACTTAACGCCAGCAACAATGTCTTTATAAGGTACGTAAGTATTAGGATTGTTCGTTATGATCTTGAACCTGTAGAGAAATTCTCCATCATTTGGTTTAGGATCACCTTGAACACGAACCTCAATCTTAGAGGGAGTGTAAACAGTCTGAGACTTGAAGAACCAACGATCCTTGAAGGGAACGATAAATTCTTGGAATCCTTTACCAGGAGTATCAGTACTAGAGTACAACGACCTACTAATTGTAGAGGTCTTCTTGGGTCTTCCCAAGACAGGCCATTTGTATGACAGGTCGGCGGAACCGATCTGTACAGACTTAGCGACCCTTCCGAGACCTTCCGTCAGCCACAGCATCGGGAAAGCATAACTTGAATAGGACTGGCTTCCATCACCGTACAAGAATGTACTTGCTTGGGAGAGCCACTCGCTGTGACTAAGGAAAGCTCTAGCTAAGTGATTCTCAGCAGTGAACTCCTTGTCGTTGAATTGTGCAGTGTACAACTGCAAATCTTGATTAAAAGCAGCCATTTGTTCTTCTTTACTTTATAAATTAACTTCTAAAACTTAAACAATTAAAATCCGAGCTTTTTACTATTAGCAATCCCCTCAAAGTCAAGAAGTGGAATACTACCACTACGGCTAGCACTTCCACCACTTCCTCCTCCAGGAGGAGTACGTTTACTATTATCTTTGTTAGCCTTACCAAACAGGAGCTTGCTTGTGTTTGTCACTATATTAGGTAGTTTGAAATCTTTGTACACAATATAGTCTAACCATAGTTTTTGTGCAAGCGTTAGCTTAGAATATTTTTCATCAGACATAGTAGTTACACCATCAGACTTCACAACCTTACCAACATAGTTTTTGAAACCTTCGATGTCCGCAGTAGGAATCTTCAATCCACCACCAAAATCATTCTTAGTAACGATCTCAATAGCTTGATTACGTTCCTGCTGTAATGCTTCAAGTTGTGCATCAACAGCAGCTTGTTCTTCCTTCTCATACGCCTCAATCTGCGCATCAAAGTCCGCACTTAGCATTTGCTTGGCAGCTTCAGCAGTATCAGCCATCTTACCACCATCTTGGGCAGTCTTAACAATAGCTTCGATAGCTACGTCATCCACACCCTTTGATTTGTAAGCCTGACGAATCAACTGCTCATATACCTTAGTAACATTAGCTTTAGCTTTGTCATCCATCTCGTCGGTAATCTTTGGTAACTCATTGGCGAGTATGGCAGGCTTCTGCTGTCGCATGAACAAGCTTTGTATCGGGAGCTTCTTATCCAAGTGCTCCTTCACTTGCTTCAACATCGGTTGATCCTCGAAGTAGTTCTGTAACTTCTTCTCGAACGCAACTTCATCTCTCTTAGCTAAGTATGCTTGTAACCCTTCCATTGAGTTATCAAACGTACCTTCCTCAAGGAAACCTTCAGCTTGCATCAACTGTAATACCGAGTTGTCCTTGCTAACGTAAGCCTCTACAGCTTCCGCATTATCTTCGAGGAACTTCTTCTCCTCGTCCGTGAGGTTCTCCTCACCTTTTTCAGCAAGCTCCGCTATACGAGCTTCCACTTCTGCACCATCATCTTGCTTTTGGGTAGCAACGAAATCTTTATGCTTCTCAAGAAGGGCCTTCTCTTCGTCACTGCGCTGATTTTCATCAACACCTAGCAATTGGGTGATCTGTTCCTTTAGCTGATCCGTCAGCTCATCTCCACCATCACCTGGTTCTTCCGGTGGATCTGGTGGTTCGGGTGATCCACCACCTAGTGGTTTCTTCACCTCAAAGGCAGCTAACTTTTCAATAGGAATTTCTGGGCCATCCATAATATACTAGTTTATTTATCAAAACGGTTTTTATTCTCTTTCGCTATCTTGACCTTGTTGATCGAGTCCTGGTGTTTCTGAGCAATTTCGGAACGCTTAACATTAAGCTCTTCCCTCCGTGCTTGATTAGCTTCGAACTCCTTCTCAACGTCGGCTGTATCAACACCCTCGACGGGGGCTCCAGTAAGGGCACCAGCGAGTTGGCTATTGGCCTGTATGCTAGCAACCTCGATACGTGTTTGATTATCTTCATCAGTCTTATACTTCTGGAAGTCAAGTTTCTGTTGTTCAATAGCATTCTGTGCTTCAGCAGCAACTTGTTGTGCACGAGAAGCTTCAGCTTGCTGACTCTGTATTGCCTTCTCCATATCATCGAGTGATCTCATAAGAGCATCGAAGTTATTAGCCTGGAGAATCTTACCAACCATTGTTGGAGTAGCAGAGTTCTGAGCAAATGCTTGTGTGAGCTGTCGCATCGTGTTCAACTTCTCACGCTCCTGCTTGTTACCTTTCACAAAGATAGATAGATCAACAGCAGCCATTTCAAGTGGAGCCACATCAAGCCAATTCAATTCACCTTGAGGATTCAAGAACTGAGCCTTCTTACCTTCAGCCCACGCATACTTAGATAGATCAAGTAGACATTGGAAATCTCGCTCTAAGTAATCTTCTACCTGTAAGAACATCTCTTCCAGAATAAGACTACCTTGTGCAAGAGCGAACTGTGTATTACCAACATCGTCAGAGGCTTTGATGTCTGCCATCTTCTGCCTCGGTATTCCTGCGATCTCCATGTATTCCAATCGGATTGTCGTTGCAATATCATGCAGGAACTTAATATACTCTCTCATACTACCATCAAGAACCTTGAGAGCATTGAGAGCTTGTAATTTCTTAGGATCAGATTCATCAACGAATAGATAACCATGATAGTCACCATAGTACATCATTGAGAACATATCGAGATCAGCTTCCGGATCGTCAGGTATAATACCATAAGGCATTACTGTCATCTTATCCTTATTTTTAGCCATAGTACGTTCCATCCTATACTTTATAATATTGTATAGTTCTTGGTGACTGCGACCTTTCTTAACTGGTGTGTTAGGTATCGCACCACGATTACCAAATACACGACCATTGTAAGGTAGCTTAGCCGAAGGCTTTTGAGCTGTACCACGTTGTATTGGAAGAGGTCTGATATACTTGTAGAACCTATCGGCAATATTATAACCTTCCCATACTTCATCAACCCATTCCCATATAATCTCATCGCCCGGCATAGGTTTGTAATCTTCAGTAACTTCTATCGTTTGGCTCCCATCCCCCGTTAGGGATAGTGATGTGAGGAATCCAAGCTTTCGCTTTGACCTCCATGTTACGTGACGTACCTCAACGCCATCATATCGAATATGCTTACGGTCAGCAAAGATGTTACCCATCAGTATGTTAACGGCACCTTCTCTACTGGTATAGTCCATATCAGTACTAGAGTAGTCGTACTTACTGTCAGCAGTAAAGCCACCATAGTGTGATTCAAGCCAATCAATCTCATCATCATCAAGCTCCTCTCGGAACTTATCAATCACATCACTCACTGTCATGCGTCGTAGTGACCAGGCTGCTTCACCGTCCTCTATGTACTCACAATGTTCATCCGCTATGTAGTCTATCTGCATTGGCGAATAGACATCAAATACTGTATCAGATCGGAAGACATCACGGAGCGTGTACATCCTACCTACAGTCAGGTAGTCGTACAAGAGCGTTCGTATCTTCCTGTCAATCTCGTTGTAGTAGCGTATGTAGTCCAGGGAGTTCTGACCTTTAACAGTCATAGCATCCGGAATGTTCTCTGCTTTGTTCAAGGTCTCTTCCACCTTCATCATCATATCCTCCATCTGAGCAGGATCTTGCTCAAAGCCAGTAGAGATCTCACCGCCTGTTTGCAATGCCAGGTCATTCTGGAACTGCTGTATAATAACAGATCGGAGACTATCCTTAATCATAGCTTGTCGCCTATCCTCCACATCAGAGTTAGTAGCAACAACAGAAAAGCTAGTATCTCGCACCACGAAGTCACCTATCATCCTGCTAATAACAGGACTAATGATATCGTAGTTACGCATCCTAGCAGGGTCACCTTGAAGCTGTGAGCGTTTACGTTGCTCGTTACCATAAGGATACAATACGTGAGTATAATCATCCTCATCAAGTTCTCCAGAAGAGAGACGGTAGAGCACTCGCATCTCGTTCCGCATCTGGGGAGTAATCGTTGATTGGGCACCGAACCATTCAACGCAATGCATCCCCCACTCTTTCGTCTTCTTCGACTGGGGGATCTTCTGTGGAGGGCGTGCTGTTGTACGACCACCGATGTCACGGTCAAACTTCGTTCGACCAGGAGTTCCAATTCTATAGTTATCTGGTTTAGCCATTACGCACAGAGTTTTGTTCCGAAGAACTTCCTAACAGATTCTTTATGTTTACGCGCGCTTGCTACACGTGTTTGATACTCAAGCTCTTTCATATGATACATACCTATCTTTAACGCAGAAACACGGTCAAAGTTTCCTTTGCCGTACATTATAAGCTCTTTCAATAGTCCGGGGTCGTTTATCATGTGGAGGTTCTTGACAACCTTTCCATCAGCGGTTACGTGTCTGACCTCATTTAAGAAGTCTCGAATAAAGACATCACCAGTACGACTCTTCTTATTCTCACGACCACCAGCGATACTCATCCCATAACCACGTCCCAAGTTGTTTTGCATTGTATCAGTCCAGCCAAATTGGAACTCGGGTTCGAGATATTTAAAGAGATGCTTATTTCTTTTAGCATATCCAACTACATCACCACGGTCATTCTCAATACCTATCTTAGCATTATAGTACATGGCCAAATCAAACAACCGTTTGTTGTAAGTGTCCATGTCCTCCGGACGACCAATATAACTAGCAACGATAAGATCACCCGCTTCAAAACCCGGAACGATATTGTTCGGGTTCATCAGCACATACGTTACACCGAGAGATTCAGTATTAGTACTCTTATCAAAGTCATAAGGGTCATGGCATATAATATACAAATCTTCTGGCACAAATCCACCTATTTTATAAGGAGGAAAATACTGCACAATAGCACCCTCATAACTAGTAAGATCTTTATGAGGATATTGTAGTATAGGCTTTAATGTAAGATCAGGCCAAAAACGAAGTTCCCCGTTTTGATCTACTCTAAGAGTACCGGAAGTTCCGTGTCTCCAAAGTTGATTAGACTCAACTGTACGTAGGTGCTCTTCCAGCTCCTCTACAGGGAAGATGTTACTACGAGCACGAGAGAAAGCTTCACTTGGTGTGAGTGCTTCCTCCATCTTGTGTCTACGTAACAGTTCCGGGTCTTGAGTAGATTGTGCTATCTTAGTTCGTATAGACTCTTGGAAAGTATAAGCAGTCTTACGATCACTATTGCCTTGCTTATCAATGAAACCAATCTTATTCAGATCATCAGGAAAGAAGTAACCACCCCAAGTACCTTGGGCACCCTTGTCCCAGTCGTTGTGTATCCGCATGAAATTGTTAGCAGCGGGGCCATAGAAGTTATCCTCGAACGTCTCCCAGTTAGTGTTGTCACCACCACCAGTACCAAAGAGGAGGAGGATTCCGGTAGTATAGATACCGTCCTTTAGTGTAGGAAGAGTGGAGGCTAGAGTAGCAGCTAGGTTCGGCCACTTACCAGCTTCTTCCATTAGGATGAGGGTTGCATCCTTACCACGAAGTGCATCAGGATTATCTCTACAAGTAGATGAAATAATCTGACTCTTATAACCCTTTTCTATTTCAACACCATCAAGTACAAGCTTATATGCATCTTTCTGGTGGTCAATTCTATCAATAGTTTTACGACGTCTCCAACTAGTAAATTCGTTGTAGAAGTCCACATACTTGTCCACCATAGCAGTAGTACCTTCCGGATAAAGGTAGGCACTATCATATGCTCCAATAACAGATATACTATCAGGCTCTCTCTTAAAACGATTTGCTGCAACAGCCGCATTCTTGTATGAGAAACCTTTACGACGGGCTTTGCCTACAATAACATGCTTACCACCATATATGTCATCAGGATGGACTGTTACCATCATCTGAAGCTTCTCGATGTACTTTTTACTAGCTCCCCATCTGGCAATATCTAATATATGGAAGTAGTCATAGTCACCATCCCAAAAGTCAGGAAAGGTTACAATCTTCTTTCCCGCCCGTTGGTTCATGTTCTTCATCTCCTTACGACTAACCAGACCTTCATAGTTCTGATTAGCAGTAAGCTTGATCTGACTAAAGTTTAGATAGTTATAATGATCTCCAGTAATTCTGACCCCACCAACACTATATCCCTGTATACACCTCCGCTCTTGCTCCTTCCAGTAGGTCTGGTACTCAGAATAGGGATCACGGGATACTGGGGCATTAGTATAGTATCCATACTTCTCGAATGTACGAGCTTCTTCACGAAAGACCTCACTGTTAATCCATATACCATCAGGATTTCTTATATCATGATTCATCTATGACATTGATTTTAAACCCATATCGTTGTCCCGCTTATATCGTTGGATCTTGTCAGCTATCTGCTTTGGTGAACCAAGTACTGTAACGAGACTACCGTTATAGTAATGAATAATAGTTTTAGGCCGAGGATCATCACCAAACCACTGTCCACTATCGTTATTCTCTTCAAGAGCTTGAATAGCATGTACAGGGTCTTGCACAATATAGGAAGTAACCTCAGTAGGACCGTATGTTTTGTCAGCCCTCTGTGCTCGTGATATCCTCTCTAGCTTTAACATAGTCATTATAAGTTTTACGATCTGGATCTTCAAAAACATTTTTAACTCCCCCTCCTTTCATACGACCTCCGCTTGCGCCAAGTCGTAGAGCTTCAATCATCTCTTCAAGGTTGTTCTTAATCTGCTTAACTTCTTTCAGTGCCCTAAGCACCTCCGTCGGTCTATAAAGGAAATTACCTTTACTATCCCGCTTATCATAATCAACATTCTCAAAATATGTTATAGTTGCATTTGCAGCAGCATAGGCTGAACGAAGTAGACGAACATCGGTTTCCTGATCCATGAACCAGCGATAAACCTCTATCGCTTCCTTCACCTTCTTGTCAGGCTTCCAATCTGTCAGCTTCAACCGCTCTCTTACCTCAGCATCTCGATCATCCCATTGTGTGTCCAATGGATACTTCTCGATTGCCCATGACTTGTAGTGTACCATGTAGTGTACGTACAGGAACTCCTGTAGTACGTTTGATTCGGCTTTTGCCGCACTAACACCTCCGCGTCTCTGACGTGCGAAGAGTTCCTTAAACTCCGGCAGACACTTGGCCTCCTTGTTTGGAACGGGCCGCCCGTTCTCGTCTTCGATAACTAGATCCATTCTTATTACGCTTTACAAACTTACCAATATATGGTAGCCTAACTGGATCTTCACCTTCTTCCATCTGTGTCTGGACTTCTCTGAAGAAATGTTCGACTATTCTTTTCTCAATACTTTCATGCACCAGGTGCTCTACGTGCTTTACCATAGTTTACCAACTTAAACTCAAGGCGGTACTTCTCACCTTCCATGTTCGCTATATTATACATAAGAATGAGTTTCTCCTGCCGTGCGAACGCTCGTGCCCAATCTATCAGGTACATTACCTCCTGCATCGTATCGAAGATCTCATTAGTACGTATTTGTGTCATACACCTATTATATATAATAGTAACGAAAAAAGCCACATTAAGTGGCTATAAATTTTGTATAATTACAAGTAACACATCTAGTAGCAGTCCTACCACTAGCCATTCGTATTCGCTCATGAGTTGTGGGGCCTGCGCACTTCCCGCAATAGTGGTAGAGGTCTTTAGCTCTAGTCACTATATATCTCTCCTTTAGTGTAACACTAGGAGGTAGTTGTTCAGCGTTATCTTTCAAAGCGCGGATCAGCCTCTTATGTCGAGGCTGATCTTGTTTGCGCTTGATAACTTTATTCAAGAGAGATGTCCTTGCCATCGCTACCTACGATTCCAAGAGTATTCTTTCTTAACTGTTCCTTATTCTCAGCAGCTTTTTCCTTAGCCTTGTCAGCGCGCTCCTGCACTTCTTTCTTGTAGGCTTCCAGATCAAACCCATCCGGAGCAAACCCACATACATCTTCCGCACGGTTAAGCGAGTAGAAATGGCCTTTAATGTTGACCACACTAATATCACTATACGGTGCGAGATATACATAAGTACCAACGGTGATTCCAAGATCTTCTGCATACCGACTAGTTGCTACTACGCGATACGCCACTTCTGGCTTGGCATCCTCAAGTACTTGGGCTATCCCATCTTTGAGTAAGATTAGACCTCCTTTAGTAACTTCCTCCTTCTCCAGGTCTAACAGGATGAAGGGATTAATAGGTTTATAATTCAGGTTTGTGTCCATCAGGTATTGATTTAAGAAGTTGTTCAGTAGCTTCAATAATCTGGTCGTCTATCTTCCGCAACGCTTCTTCGACCTCGCTATCGTCACCAGTAAAGTACATCGTATTATACATATTGTAGAGAAAATTCTGTCTCAGAGAATGTACTGAAATAACGTTAAGGAGCTGATGCCAAACCACCCCTGTAGGAACTACGGTTGTCACACCGCCTGCAAGCGTGTAGAGCAGACCCCGCACCTCATATAAGTTTTTGAGATGGATTGTATCCGCTACGAACTTCATGTGTTCCTTTTTAACAGGTGGTTCAGCACGACGCGTCTCAACGGTAGTCTTTCCTTTCACCTCCTCTAACGTCACTTGCTTAACACGAGGACGTGGTTCAACCTTCTCTGTACTTTTCCTTGCACTATTGAACGCCATTAGAGAACTAGTATTAATGATATGAGATACAGCATTCCACCAATTGAAGCAATACGCCACCTAGCTGTCCAGCTCAAGTTGATCTTAGCTGTACTCGTATTACTAGGATTAGCTTTAAAACCGGCAGGATAAGGTAACGCGGCTCCATCTTCATTAGCAATCCTATTACGCGCCATGTAGTACGACCCATTATGTATAAATGAGTACGTAAACACTAACGGCAACAGTACGATTGCCATAAGTATAGGAGTACCAGTAAAGGCTCCCACACCACCAGCTACGAAGCCGAACAATAAGATTGCGGCTCGCATAGCAACTAACATAACATGCTCGTTCTTACGAATACCTTTATCATAAGAATCGGCTCCTTGTCTCGCCCATATAAGAGCGTCGTTTTCGCCCATTAACCACCAGATAGCATTACCTAGTATAAACAGACTGATCATTAGAAAAACATCCATAACTATTTACTATATCGTTTTCTTGGTTCACCATCAAATAAAGGAGTGTACTTTATAGTAAGACGATTACCGTTACTATATTGAGCACTACTACCCCAGTACTTACCATCTTTAGTAAAGATGTACCAAATGCAGAGAGCGTGTTTTACTTCCATTCTATTCCAAGTTTATCACAACGTTCCTTTAAAGCCTCAAGACCAGCACTACCGCATACTACCTCCCATCCGTCTCCTTCACTAGTCATTACTGCTCTAAACGCATCATCATCAAGTGCTAGAAAGAAGGCCACTCCCCAGACCTGGATCTTTGGGGGTGGTCGGTTGAGTATATCGTCTACGAGTTCCTCAAAGATCTCGTCTAATATCTCCCTAGTTAGCTTCGGATACACTTTATTATCCTTCGCTATCTGAGCCATCAAACCTTTACCATAAGGTACATTAGCTTCATCCTCTATCCCCAGTGCCATACCAGATTGTATTTTCAATACGTTCAAACAATTCCTGTGCTTTTTCATCAAACTTAGGAAGAGCCGCATGCCACATCTCTATTAGTTCAGCAGCAGAATATATCTTCCTAAGATGATCAAGTTCATCATCACAAGAGAGGAATAGACGACCAAGCTTTTTACCATTTACTTCTAAGGTCGGACCAATAATAACCCTCTCTTTTTTGATCTCTTCATGATCATGTTCACAAATTGGGGCATGTGCACCAGTAGTCCTCTCGACCATGTGACCACATACATCACATACATATGTACCAATGACCGGCCCCTTATCACGACGTCTAGCTACTAATCTCATTATAGTTCCCATTTGTTTCTTCCACTAGCTTGATCTAACATCTGTAATGCTTCTGCGAGCTTCCTCACGTCTGGATCTTTGAATTGACCGTAGTTCTTTATGTTCTCCTTCTTGATCACATTCAATACTAAAAGACGTGCAGCCTCAATAACCTCAACGTAACCAACTGGTACACGAACAGGTTCAAAACCTTCATATATAGGTACATGATCATCCTTCGGTACCATAATTATGATCTAGTTCTATAACATCAAAATCAATACGACTTAGTAATTCTGCAGTATGGATCTTGTACCAATCCTTAAACATAAACTTCCATACCCAGGCTGCAAACTCCGAGCAGTATAGCTTCTTGATTGCTTTATCACCTTTGGGGCCTATCCATAGTATACCAAGTGTAAGAATATGTATAGCTTGCGTAAGAAGTGCCCAGAAATCATAAGGTGTACCTACAGCATCAAGCATCTTCTTACGATCTCCTGGTAAAAGCTCAGCACCGATAGGTCGTATAACCATCCACTCTTTCCTCCCGTAACCTGTCCATACTTCATACCGCCTCATGGTTAAACCTTTAGCAACAGCATCTATAACATAGGGCACACCAGTAGTGCTTACATAAATAACACCACTATGATTCCATCTGGCCCACATACGTTTCCGTACGTCTAACCATTGAAAGATGCGAATCATCAGTGACAAGTACGTGAGAGGCTTGTTCCATCGGAATTTAGTATGCTCTATTACTATGTCACCAGTTTTAAGTTCTTTAAAATTCATCATGATCTCTTTTTCTTAGGGTTACAATAACTACATAATACAGGAGGAGCAGGCTGCGGATCAGCTTCATGCTCACCAAGCACTTCTATCCGCTTCATAAACTTCATGAACTCGTCATGTTCGAGCTTGTTGAAGTAATACATCTTTTCGTTGATGCGTACAGGTATCTTAGGTTCTAAACTCATTTCCATATACTTAACCACCGTACACCAAATGACAGCAAACCAATCCATACTATGTTAATAGTGAACAGGCTGGTTACAATGTCCATACCTACTTTCCAGTTTGCCATGAGAAAGACTATTCCTATTGCAAACAGTAGTAAACCTATTCCTAATTGGAATAGCAACTGGTTCTTTTTAAATCCGGCACTCACCATGAGGAGGCCAGTCGAGACGCAGACAACTGCAACAATTAAATAAAGTATCATATCAATCTTTCATTAAATAGTTCACCAGTATGTTGTGTGTTCTCTTGATTCCGAGACACGTGAGGATTAGGTACGTTGGTACCATTAAGAGTACGACCTGCCCCACCTCTTATATCATAAACTACAAGTTGGTCACCTATAAGGGCAACACGTGTAGTAGGATTATCCAGCATCTGACCCATTAGTTCAGTATCTGGAACCTCAGCTGACATCGTAAAAGGTTCTGCTATCTTGGCCAACCTTTTATTATTACGTATCTTCTCAAGGTCTATTTCGTTACGTAGTTGTCGAATCTCTTCTTCAAGGTCAGCAATTTTACAAAAGACTTCTTCAATGTCTTTAACACGTACGAGAGCACGACCACCTCCTGCTTTTTCTATCAGGTGCAGTACCTGTCGGTTAATATAATCATCATTTCCCATTTATACCAATTAATTTTTCAATCTCTTTAAAATTCATAACGCATTAAATCCAATAATACCCTTTATTTGTCTTTCACTCATTCTTGATTCCCCCTTGCATGAGCAACGGAAATGTAACCCATCTATTACGTCATCAAACTGGATGATGTTGTTTGTCCAGACATTCTGTATCTTCAGCATCTTACAATACTGTAGAAACTGCGTAAATATGGGTTCCGGTAGGATAATGTGAACACCTAGTGGTGTCGTGGGTTCTCCTGTAACAGGGCTAATTCTAGCATCAGTCTTGTACGACTCTAAGTGCTCTAGCAGTTTATAACCAGTACTATACTCCGTTATTTCCAGCTTCGGGACTTTGCTTGACAATAGATTCTCCGGCATCACAAATTGGGTTATTAGTTCTTATTAAACAAGGATCTTCATTAATACCACGATATACCTTATAGGCTCTATCGGTATTGATATCTACGATACGAAATTCAGTCTTAGTGCCTAATGCACCACGTCTGGCATTGTTCGTCTCCAGGTTGAGCACATTCGTCAAGGCCCACTCTTTATCACCATAGTACACTTCTGTAGGTAGTACTTCACCATCCACTATTAGGACTAGCCTCAAATTCGGCATCCTAAACAAAGGAATTAACTGCTTCATCAGGTTTTGTACGTTTGTCAATAGTTTCGTTAAATTCTCTCTGACCATACGCATCAATAGCGCGGCTGATAAGACGTTCTGTATCACGTCCCCAAATCTTAAAGATCACACGGTTCACGTAATGATCGTACACCTCCACTAGGAAGGGTTCCTTCAACTTCTCGGATGCAAACAAATGGTCGGAATCTTTCAGCAACGCTGTGTAACGCTTCATCTTCTTGACTTTCTTCTGCGCGTTCTTCACTGGTGGCTGTGCCTTACTGACCTTCGCTTGCTTGAGCATCTGCTTTAAACTCATCTCTTATGTATTCTCTGTATATTAAGACCTACTAAATTAACCTTATACACCCCTCTGGCTGTTCCAGTGGGACGTGTTATAAAACGATGTTCGTAAAGACGACTAATATATCTCTTTACTGTTATCGTACTGATACCTAAAGCCTGACTTATTGCTTCACGATTGGGTATATCATTATGCCATATATCACCATTCGCTTGCAATAGGATCATCTTTAAGACCTGTGCGGACTGAGGGCCGGCTCTTGTAGCAACCTCAAAAATATCGTACCGTCCTAGAGGCATTAGTCGGAGAGTAACTCGCTTGCTTTCCATTTGCTATACTTAAACATACTGCAATATACAAAGGTCTTACTCCATTTCCTAATTAGTAACGAAAATAATGTAGAAAATATTTGGTTCAATATTTAGCTCCTAAAAATGGTTCAAGATGTTGGTCTTAGAGAGTACCGTCCTGTTGGTCTTTGGAGTACCAAGATATTGGTCTTTAGAAGGCACAGGATGTTGAACCAGGAATCGACCTTAACTTCTTCTCTGTCAGAGAGTTAACCCTCTATCCCCCTATAAAAGTTACACATATAGAAATAATATTCCATATTATACTTATGAACCACGAAGTCGGATCAATTAGTATTCCCATCATGGGTAACTTTACTACCCGCTTACCTTCGTGGGTAACTGTATCACTAGGTGCTCCCCTGCTAGGTAGCCTATCGTCATGGCCCGATAGGGATGCTAAGTGTGTAATAGCAACGAGTTACCCTTACTATGATACAAGATACGGGTGATATTGCCCTTACTTTGTTACACGTGTCGTATAGGGTGGTCATAGAAAAGACGGTACCTCTATATATGCTGATAATAGACCCCCGGGTGGTATATATGCTGATTTTTCATGGCCATAGAAATTTTGGTAGTGTTTTTACGGACGTGGGAACCACCTTAAAGAACCGACCCCTCCGAAAGGAAGAGGGTTCATACCCCCGTGGTCTTACTTTAACTAAAATAATTATCTTATGAGCTTTTCAGAATTATTCAAAGGTTCAGCTAAAATGGCTGACGTAAAAGATCTTGAAATCGGCGATGCTGCTGATGGCATATTGACTTCAGTATGGACGAACAGCGACGCGTCGCATTTCTTCGGGTCTGTCACCGTTGGTGACAAAAAAGTACGTGGTATCATAGGTTCTGTTGAAGACTATGATGCTGAGACACTTGCCGATAAGATCGGTACAACAGTCGAAGCGGAGTATCGCGGCACGTACACGGATGATAATGATAACGAGCGTCCATCTTGGGCACTTCGTGGCATCTAAACTAAGGGAGCTTCGCTCCCTTTTATTTATATGAGATTTAATGTCAATCGGTTGTCTGGCACACCACATACACTTACAACTTTTTTAATGAGGTGAACAGTCAAACGATTGTACTTTAGGTATACTTACTATAAATATATGTACTACAATCCAGATGGTACTATTAATGTTACTGGTGATCGCAGTTGGGACGCTAAGTAACTAATAGTACTTGATATAGATGTGACACATCTAACGATGCACATCGACTCAAGCAGGTGAAGTATAGTAACCTGCTTGTTTTACTTTGTATCTCACTAACTAACATACATATGATACATGAAAAATGGTTTGCTATAATCGCAGCAGCTGCTTTTATAGCTCTTGTTACAATCCTTGGTACTCAATGTGAAAGCAGGAGTGGCAAGCTTTCTAAAGCTCAAGCAATGGAGGGTGTTACACACCGAGCTGAATTTGGTGTCAGTGATTATACATTGCATCTTGATGATACTATTATTGGTCATGAGAACATACTTGGTATGTCTCAAAATGAAGAGATGATAGTATTGATCAAGCAAGAAGACAGTGTCGAGTACACATGTACTTTATTTGATGATGAGTTTACTGCTGTTTATCACATACCACGTCATGGTAATCCTGTGCTTGCAGCGTGTATTGCTCATGTTCCTGTTGAGTGGCATAAGACAGAGTAACTTTAATAACCACAACCTAATGTTACTCTTCTTTATTGCCTACAGCTTGCTAGGCTTGCTGTGGATGAGTGCATCTGTTCTTGATGCACCTTATGGAATTGAAACTCCAAATGGTTTAATCATAATCAAATGAAAACATGGAAACTCTAAAGAAAGTGCGTGTTGGTAAGGAGTTACGCAAGAAGCAGATTGAAATAATCCTAGTCATTTCTACGATGCTCGGATTATTTAGCCTTGCGGTAGCTCAACTATAAATTATATGATGAAAATGATCAGCGATACTTTAACTAGTATCGCTGGTTTCACCGTCGAATGATCACCTCAACGTGGTGACGGTGTCTAGTAGCCCATTACGCGGTGAAGCTAACGATCATAAGGGAAAAGGATGTCTATCAGTTAGTGATAATTCCGTACTAAAAGCACTAACGATACTAGCCTTACCGCTAGACAGGATCTAGTGAGTAGACTAATAACTATGCAAGCGTATACGCTGTTAGTCATAGTAAGTCGCTGTTTGATCAGCAGAGATGTAAGCAAGGTGACACATGGTCGGACATGATGTGAGACATCCTTTCCCTTTTACTTTGAAACTTTCACTAACATACAATATACTATGAAAGAGTTCAGACTATATACTAGAGACGATGGTGCTACGTGTCACATTAAGTATGCTGATCAATTGGCACCTAGTGTAATTTACAAATGTACTGCTCCTGCTACTCATGTCATTGGTAAGGGCAGACTACGTTGTAAAGAGCACTTCGAGAAATGGTTGAAAAAACAATCACGTAAACATAATACACTATGAGTAGATTTCATATTCAATTAGACGAACATAGATCAATGTCTTATGGTTATGATCGTCCACTTCAAGGATACTTCATTCAGATATATGATGAACGATATGCTTGGAAAGAAGAGAATACACCAGAAGAAAATGAGGCAGCGGAAGCTGTTGATTGGACTGGTGAAGGTGAGGTAGAGAGTTATGCTACTAATAATATGCTTCTTGCAAAGAAGGTTGTTAGTCGTAGCAGGATACTTGAGATACTTGAGGAGAATGGTGTTCCAGAAGATCACCTACATCAAGTGGCTCTTGATCTACCAATCGTATAAGAAAACAGGAGTGATGTGCCTGCTGGCAGTACCGCAATTATTTCCATAATGCCTGATGGCCAGTCGCCTTCACTCCTTAACAAAGAAACTAACTTAAACAAATATACTATGGGAACATTTAAAGAAATGCTACTTCAACATCCAGATGTTGAATATGTCACAATACCATCTAAAACAGATGCGGACTTCCAGAAGGTGCTGAACCAATGGAAGCATGATTATTACTTTGTCCTCCTTGATCACCATTGGTATCGAGGTAAAGATGATAAGCTGTTTCATGGAGCACTCGTTGCTCGTGTTTCTAGAGAGATTGCTTATAGTTTAATTGATCTTGAACATAGATTACTTAATTCTTAACGTCATGGAAGATTATTATGAAGATTATTATGAAGAAGATCTGGACGAGTGTCATGCTCCCCCTTTAGATGATCCTGATGATCCTTATCATGCTGAAAATAAAGCTCATTTTCAAGAGCTTGATTTTATTGATGGTAAGCGGAATGTTTATGATCGTGAGTATGATCTTGTACGCGATCCGAAACATACGAATGATGGTATCCAATTTGATCACAACTTGCTGATTATTATTGGTATTATAATTTTGGGCATACTGATTGGTATGGCCGGTAATGTCTAACTAAAACAAATAAACTAATGAAACGATTCCTGATTGCTTTAAGCATCCTGTCTATCTTATTGATAGCAGGATGCCTCAATTACACCTTTGGTCAACAAACTCGCTTTGGTAAAAGCGGTACAATTGGTCGTGGTGTTTACTCATGTCCTACTTACACTGGTCACGATCCATTCTTTGCAAAGAAAGTAAAGATACGTGGTTCAAAGAGTGTAAGAGAGATAAGAAAGATTGAGCGTAAACGAGACAAGTCACCTTACTGGTACAAGACTCGTGCTCAAATGATTGCTGAAAAGATATTGCCCTGGAATTGGGGTGATCGAAACCGCAGAAGAAATGTATGCAGAAGGTGATGAAAGTGGATGGAAGAAGTGGACAGGTCATCTACGACCTTGTCCACTTGTTTTTTGTCTCAGACTTAAACGTGGCTGGAGAGTACATTTTAAACAACAAGATGACTTAGCTTATGCTGATTATTATAATCAGCGTGGAGAGTTAATCTTGTTAGTTCACTTAAAGATGAACTTAATTAAAGTTGATCAACAATTTACCGATTTTATACTTAACTAATGAAACAATGAACAAGATTCAATTGATTGTACTAAGTGTACTCACGGTAGGCTTTGGGCTTACCTTGTACGGTGTTGTAGTCGATAGCAGTGTATTCACGCTGTCAGGTGCTACAGTAATGTTCGGAACCATGCTATGGTTCTTGCTGACAATGATAGGCGGTGAGGATAAGTCACAGTTTGTAACTCAATACCATCTTCTATCAGTGTTGGAACAGCTTGCTGAAACAGATAAGCTGATAATAGATCGAGTAGATGCTCATCATAAGGTTCTTGAGCTTCATACAAAGGCTCTTGAGGTGCTTGGTGACAAAGTATTTCCTGTCAAATCTAAAGATTTTACTGATGCACTTCGTAGGTCACAAAATTAGTCTGATTGTATTGGCACTAGTTGTGCTGATTATGCCAGCTTGTCTAACAGACAAAGAAGAAGTTGAAGTATATGTAGGTGAAGGATACTATCGTGCCATTAATATTGATTTTGATGGTGCTACTAGTTATTCACCTATCGCATACATACAACCGATTAGTACGTATAACCTACGTAATGCGCGTGTTGCTGGAGATTCTGTTCTAGAACTAGTTGACAAAATAGTAACTGATTGTTTCACTCTTGAAACACACAGATGCTATGATGGACCAATTGGTGCTACAACACTTAACGCTCTTGGTGGTAAGTTTGGATTTAACTTAATCTGGAATGATGATTGTGATGTTACTGATATTACAGTAATCAAGAATGAATTATCTTCCAAGCGATATCCTAATCCGTTCTCTACCTATGAGTTTAATGTAGGCACATTCTGGACAGAAGGATCAGTCTTCGATAAAGATGATATTTATACATCTCCTTATCGAGAACCTGATACAGGTATAATCTGGATACCAGAGCTGTACGATCCAAGCGAACCAACATACAACTGGAAGTTTTGGCTTTCAATCAATGGTAAAACTTACAAGCTTGAGACGCAAATACGTTTCGATAATAATACTCTTATTCCAGAGGATGCGAAATGTACAGCATTTGCGTTGCCTGTTACTTGGATATCTGTTGATGTAACACGTAGTGGTTATTGTAATTTGTTCACATTTACTGTTGCAGAGCAGATTGATGTGAACTATTATGAGATTCAGTTTTCAACTGATGCTGTTGAGTGGGAGACTGTCGGAATGGTAGCTCCTCTTGATTTTGATAAAGGAACTTATACTTATGACTTTGAACATTGTAACAATGAGTGAAAAGAAAAATGAATTAGCAACAAAACATGTTACTGTAATTGGTGGTACTCTCATTAACCTACGAGATGCGGATACTTTTGGTGAAGCAATCGGCGATCTTTTTGTAGAGTTTGCTGATGCACCTGCATTTGATGCATGGTCACTAGATGTACATGAGCAAATCGTGGAAGGTAATTCACCTCATGATGGTAGAATCTCTGATCTACTATTAGAAGGTTTAAATATTGCCATGAAAGAGGGTGTTACTGAAGTGACTCCTCAATTCGTTGTTCATATAAGCCTGGCTATTGGTAGAATGTTACAGTCTGCTGCTAGTAGGCGACACGAACGCATGGAAGAACTCATGAACGAAAGCATGGGAGAACTCAATGACAAGATGAAAGACTTAATGGAACATCTACATTTGGGTGAAACTACTCCGGAAGAGTGCCATGATTGTGAACATTATGATGAGTGTACCAGCCCTTTAAAGGCTGATAAGAGCGAGATAGCGGAGTACAAGGGACAGATGGAAGTGGACGATGATCTTGCTACTCTGATTAAGGAAGTGCAGGATGAGATTAAGAAAGAGTTGAATGGTGATGATGAGGAGCCTTAAATAGGCTGGAACCAAGTTGGGGGGCAAGGAAACTTGCTCCCTTCTTTTATTATATGTAGTAATGTAGCCAATGACGGTCACAAGCCCGTATAAAATACAGAGTGATACATATGAACTTAATTAAAATACAATGCGTAAATTTGTCTTAACATTAAGCGTGTTGATCATGATGGTCAACACTGCTTACGTGAGTCCCCACGAAAGCGGGACAGATGATGGCGTTCGTGTTGGTGATACTAGAAATGGTTGGCAAAAGTTTGTTGATCGTATTAAGTATGGCCAAGATGATGCTGAGTACAAGCGGTTCAATCCTATCTATGCCTTTAAGAAGGAGATAAAGATGATGGGAATGCACCGTGATAAGGTTCGCAAGAAAGCTAAACGACTAGCTCGTAGATTTAATGGTCGTTATGCTGAAGGCGAAGGCTTTAAGGGCGTCTACTATATATTTGTAGAGTGGACAATGCCAGACACTAAAGGTTATTTAAGATACCACCGGAACTATTACTATTTCAAAGGTGGGCCATTCTTAGATGGCTATCAGTATGTTACTGGTGAAGAGGAGCTATACAGCTTGATCTTAAAGAGTTGTGAGATTGCTGCCAAAGGTGGTAGTCAGGAGTGTAAACGTGTAAAACCTCATAGATATCTTATTAGTAGGTTTGACATTGCAAACTTGTACACGTTTCACAATCCGATTGACCATGTATTTGTATCATTCGGTGCAGAACATGATCCTGCTGGTATTAAACCAGATCGTTTTCAAATGAGTGTTTATCGTCAAGAATTAATGTAATGGATGATATAACAGCGCGGGAACTTCTTGCTTTTATAAGTAAGAATCTACAGATGCCTCACTTTGGTTTGTATCCTCCAGAGGATGCTCATAGAATGGCGACTGTTAATGCCTTGCGTCTTATTGATAAGATTGCAGAGATGCGTGGTCTTGACTATGAGACTAACGGAAAAGAGTTTAATCAAATAATTGAAACATTCGAACATGGCGAAGAGAAAAGCTAAAGGTGGCTACAACCAATCACGACCTACTGAACGTAAGCGTGGTAAAATGAGCAGACGTGTACGTGACCCCAGATGTGATGAGGTTGCTACCGTAAGAGGATTTGTCAACAAGCTCCAACAGGGTAGGCTACGTA